TTCTTTCCAATTGGGATAGATCTGCATTAATTTTTTTAACGATTTATTTGCTACACGTTTCATTGGTTTGATCCAAGGATGGAATTGTTGTGTCTCCGCACCACACATAGCAGTCAGTATCCACAATAGTTTCTTGTGCTTTCCTAATGTAAAACAGTGTTTATTCACGCACTCATTCACCATCTCGACATAGTGCTCTACGTAGAAAGGATCCTTAGACGATACACTTGAAGCGTATCTCATAAGCATATACGGAGAGTATAATGATTTCTCATGATCATCTATTCTGTCATAGTAATCTTTATTTCTAAAGTCTACGGCTTTTAGTCCGTTCCTTAATTCAAAAAACTTTCTTTTACTTTTTTCTGCTGGCATATTTTAATCCAAACATTGTACATTCTTTTGCTGTTACAAATGTTAATTGTATTTTATTATTCATGTGTTTCATACCTGAAACTTCTAATTTAGTTTTACCTAGCCATTCAAAGAAGTCCACGACCCAGTTCTTGTCCATCCATACAGGAGTCCCATCACTGGTGATGATTATGGGTGCTTCTATTTTGATTGTTTTCCTACCAGACGTCGCCATAATCAACCTGTTCACATTGTCTTGAAATCTCTTTTACGAAATAAGCACAGATGGGTTTTGGACCCCTGGACAACGGGACTGCTAACATCTGTCCGGACTTGATCTTTGGGAAGTACCATTTAACTTCTGTGTATATGTCTACCACATCGATGGGATAGAAGTCTGGTTTAACACTGGACAATGGATTGAATGTGAATGCATCAAAGCCTCTGTCGTTCAAACTTGTTATAGGTAACACATGCATCTCTGGTTGTCCTTGTTCGCCTATCAGCATCTTCCAATCTAGTGGCATCTTGATCCTGTGTTCGCCTATCTGTAGAACCGCCGCCGGTGCATTGAAACTTTCAAGGAATATCAAAGGTATGTAGAAGAAGTCTGGGTTGCCCGGGTCGGAGTTGTCCAACACAGCAAATCTCAGTTTCTCATCAACCCACTCGGGGATCTTCTCTATGCTATACGCACGGTCATCAAGTGTAAGGATTTTCATAATTTATCTTTTCTATATTATACGGGTAATTGGCCTCTTTGTAAAACTTTTTCCTTGCTCCAAGGTGTCTTTTCGCAAACTTGCAACTGCTGGTAATATCCCATATCTGTACATTGTCTTTGTCTTCTGCTTTCCTAATGCCTCTTCCTATGCTCTGTATCACACGAACAAATGATTTGCCCGGCTCTATGAGAACAAGATTAAAAATACGAGGAATGTTAATACCAACACTGGCAACTCCATATGTGGCGATAATAATTTTATTTGTCGCAGTAGATACTTCATCATATTGTTCCTTCCTGTCTATGTTTTTTGTTGATCCAGATACAAATACCGAACCCTCTAATTGTTCTTGTAATATCGTTCCTGCAGATATCCTGTCAACTAGTATCAGCGTGTTACCTGATGTTGATATATCTTTTATAGTTTTTGCCACCCAAGACATTCTAACTTTGTCTGTTGTAAGCCATTTGAGTTCTTCTGCATATGTTTTAAACATTGGATGGTCTTGTGTCTGTAAAACATTCACGTGACAGTTTGCAAGTACTCCTTTGTCTTGTAGTTCACTTGCTTGTATTCTGTGTGTGACATCACCTATACTACATTTCAACCCCATGAACTCATAATCTGCTTTTGGCACTGTCCCTGTCAGTCCCCAACGTATGCCACAATGTGCAAAAGGCCCAGTCAACAATCTTTTAAGTACATCTGCTTTGGCCATGTGTACTTCGTCAATTATCACTGTGTTGATTCCTTTTATTGCTTCGGCAAATGCTTCTGACTGTTCATCTTTACTTTTCTTTTCTAATACATTTAGTGATTGCCATGTTGCAATAGTGTTAAATCTGCCTAGCTCTTTTCTGTCTCCGTAGTACACACCAACATCTAAATTACAAGCAACAAAGTCTTCCTCTGTTTGTGTTACTAGACTTTTGTTTGGCACTATTGTTAAGGTGCGTCCATATGGTTCGACCAGTTGGCAGAGTGCCGCAGTAATGATTGTCTTTCCTGCACCTGTGGCAATCTCCTGTATGCACTGGGGATTTTCTATAAATTTGTTTATTGTTTCTATCTGATAATCTCTCAACTCTATCGCTTGTCCGGCCATTGGATGGTTGGCAGGCCATTTTATATGTGAAAGATAATCTTTGTCTACCGTTTTAAATTCAAAGTTGTGTTGCTCTCTGTGGTCTTCCATTTCCACATATACCCCACCGTCTTCCAGTATGGGAAGTATTTGGTCAACCAGGTTGAGATAAGTTGTACCACCTAATCCAAAGAATGACACCTTGCCGTCCCACCTGCCTAGCTTAACTGCCGGGAGATGTCTAGCATACGGTATCTCATATTTGAATTTATTGGATAGCCTCTTACGCCATTCCAAAGAAAGGTTTTCAAATTTGACGTTTACTTCGTCCTTGATTACTAATTTACAACTACTCATAATTAAAGTTTCACTATTACATGATCATGCCAATCCCAACTACTCGGTTGGTGATCACTATAATACAACTTTTTTGGAAGATTCTCAAGAAGTCTTTTCAGGTTATCCGTGCCTGTTGCATAATAACCACCACCCAATGTTACCAATGAGGCCTTTGGTTTTATTTTACTCTTGATCATGGCTCTCGGTATCCTGTTCCTAACAAATATTATTTTAGTGTCCCCGTTGATGAACTTGAACTGTTTGCTCATTTGGTTGATCTCGTACAGGTTCTCAAAGAACTCCCTTGATGTATTATTGCTGATAGTCATCTGCCTTTGGTTAAACTCGTTATCGGCATCTTTCATATACACAGGTTCTTTGACTTCAAAGCCCCATGAACACTGTGTTAGAATATCTATGCCCTGTGACTTGAAGGCATTCATCCATTCCCAAAATTCTTTAACTTCGTCCGCGGTATCCATCTCGCCGCTCACAGGCATCATTATCGGAAAGCAATTCAATTCCGCCAGTCCCATCACAACCTCTTTCTTGCTATACCCTATGGAGTCTATCCATAACTTGTGATAGTCGTTGTGTGCTATCCTGTGACCCAACGATGTCTTTGCTGGAACATTTAACCCACTGGTATGTATGTCAAAGTTCTTTAACGAGTCCACTTGTTCTAGTGCCGGCTTCTCTTTTAAATTTTGATTCCAATACTCCTGTAAGGATTCGGGTGCATTGTCTAATATTATTCTTCCATCGACTAATCTTGCTGTTGGTCTCTTGTGTCTTATTATTTGTTTTTTAATTTCCTCGTATTCATCTAACAACGTCTCGTCAATAAATTTAAAATCGTATCTCACTGCAATTAATGTTAGGTAGTATGTTGTCACGTCTGACTGTACAAAGGTCCATTTCTTTGCTTCACCATCGTACAGAGCATATCCTGAGGGAAGGTCACGCTTGTCTTTTAACATACGTATCAGCTGTATTATTTTTTTGTTGTAAGGGAATCGCACCTCTATCTTGTCTATCCCATCATCTTGAAACTTCTCTATGCTTTTATCAAAGCTGATAACCCTGAATTCGTCCTCGTACACTGGGTTGTCCAGCAGTGATTTGATGTCCATGCCGTGTGCTTGGAACTTGGTCAGGTATCTTTTCAGTATGACTAGTGCCAATCTGGCCTGTTTCTCTGTCCACACATATTGTGACTCTGCAAGTGATCTGACAGTCTCTTGATCCTTGGGGTGGGGCTTGATATGGGCTTTTTGGGGATCTGACCAGAAATAATCATTATATGCTAGTATTTTAAGTGCTTCGTTAATAGTTTTTGGCAAATCTGTGTGCATATTGTTCATGTGTTTTAAGATAATTATTATTATAGTATAGCATAATTGGTAATATTGTCAACCATGAAGAAAATAAGGAAAAAAACATACAGTCAAAGGAAAGCATTAAAGATCAAGTTGGAAAATACTCTGACTAGACGCAAGAACATCACAGGGTTCAAACCCACAACAACAGTGGCCAACTACTGGTTCAAGCACCTAAATTTAGGATTGTTCAACAATAAATTACCAACTGTTCCACTTTACATCTTGCGAATGACCAATGATTGGGGTAGATGTTGGGCCAATTGGGACAACAGGAAGTGTAGGAAAGGCACCTATGACCAAAATGTGATTCCGTATGGTAAATGTGAAATTGAGTTTGCCATAGAACTACATTCAAAATATCCCACGTGGAGAGATTTTATAGAAACTTTAGCACATGAAATGGTACATCTATATCAAATGACTGTATTACAAGATCCATATTCAAACCACAACGCCAACTTCTTCGCCTTTAGAAATAAATTTAGATTAGCCGGATTGAATATTTCAAGAACTGGCTAACACAGTATCTTCAAATTCTTTGTAACTTATTATAGAACTATTGCCCATGTCGGTACCTGTCTGTACATTGTGCATGTACTCCGGTGGGTTGTCATGCACCATGATGTAATTGACATACGGTC